GGGGCCGAGAGTCGCGTTTTGTCCCCATGAAGAAAAAAATCCGTAAACACACCACGGGGAAGCCAAAAGGCCAGTTCAAGCGCAAGAACGCCCTCGAGCTGCCCGTCTTCGAGACGCTTGGCGCCTGCGCAGCCGCAACCGGCATTCGGCTGTCAGCGATCAAGTTCGCCAAAAAGAACGGCTGCCTGGCCTTCGAGCGCCAGCGCGTGCACCTGGGCCCGTTGCTCAAGTGGCTGCACGACCCGAAGCGCGATGACACCGGCATCGACCACAGCGCCGAACACAAAAAGTGGCAGGCAAAGAACGAGCGGCTGCAATACGACATCGACTCAGGTGACGTCATCAGCCGCGCGGAAGTCGGCACTGGCGTGGCCGACGTGATGGCTTCCGTCTTCGCCGAGCTGGACCGCCTGTTCCTGACGGAGCTGCCGCCAACGTTCAAGGGCCGCGACGAGATCGGCATCCGTGACCTGAGCTTGAAAGCCATGACGGAACTCAAAGCGACACTTAAAACCAAGTTCGATGAGATCGGACGAAAGGGGGATGAATGAACACCTGCGAACACTGCCGCTGGTGGAAAAAATGGGATGGAGACTTCGCGCCCCACAACCTTGGCAACTGCCACGCCGGCGCACCGGCGCACTTCCCAAAGCTCGACCCGTGGCCATGCACGGAGAACACGGACTTCTGCGGAAGGTTCCAACTCAAGCCAGAGCTGGTGCCGAGGCTACCGCCGCCGCCAGATCCGCCGTCTTCTGGCGGACTCCAGCGCCTCATCGACGATTTGCCAGTATCGCTAACAGACTTGGAGATCCGCGCCATTGGCCAGATGTTGGACTTCTGCATAGAGCAGCACGGCAAGTCTCACCGGGGTTATTTTCATCCCGAGCAAGGCTGGTGCGGAGCCCAAGTTCGTGGCGCCCTACGCAAAATGGAAACCGCCAGGAAATTTCAAAGCGAGATGTCGAAGCCGTGTGTTCCGCAACCCAAACGCATCGCCGCCTTTTCTTTTCGCTGCTCACTCGGCTTCCATCGATACGCCCGCAAGGATGACGGGGGCGTCTGCGTTCGCTGCGGCATCGAGTATCACCTTCCGATTCCGAAATGAAACCTGCACCCAGCATAACTTCAAACCTCGCCCAAGCTGCAGACTATTACCGACTGCAGGATCGCACCGACGAGCTCATCGCTTATTTCAAAGCTGAGGCCAATCGCGCCTGGTCCACCGGCGAACGGCTCTGGCACTGGGAATGCGTCGCGCACGTCAAAGAGCTGCAGAAAATGAAAACCAACATGCGGAAACCCAAACCATGACCCTCATCGAATTCCCCGAACAAACCGTCATCATCGCCAAAGACCAGCCGGAGTATTTGCCGCTGCCAGCGTATCGTTACCCTGACGACATTGAGGGCAAGATCGTCTGCTGTTGGAAGCTCACCTGGCGCGAGCGATTGCGCCTGCTATTCACCGGCAAAGTCTGGCACCAGGTGATGACGTTCAATGGCCCGCTTCAGCCGCAGTTGCTGCAGGTGGAGAAACCGGAGATGGCCGCAAAATGAAACTATCGCGTGTCAGAAACATTCGCTTGGCCGCAAATGCATCAATCCTGCTAGGTGCGTTACTGCTGGGTGCGTCAAACGTCCACAAGTGCAGATGGCCGATGGTCGCGCTATGGATCGTGGTTGCGCTCTGCCAAGTGTATCTGATCGTGGAAAGGCTGAGGGAAAAATGAGCCACCCCACAATGCCCCCAGGGCAGTTACCGAGGATATGAGCATAATCCTCGCCGCCATGCTCTGCGCCATCCTGTTGATAGTCCTGGATGTGCTGACCGACAAATCGAAATGAATGCACCACAACCAAAGATCGAAAACGGGCACGTCACGAACTTCGACGAGATCGTTCAGTTCGGACGTTTCAACATTGTCGAGGTGATGCGTGCATTCGCAGAAGCGCGCGAATATCGCCTCGATGACGCGGAACTTCAAAGGCTACTCATTTGCTGGCTGATAGTTTCAGTCGATGCCCACAAGCGGGCGTTCCTAAAGGTAGCGCAGTTGAAGCCACCGCAGCCCGTTTCTGTCTCACGCTGCGAGCTTGGGATTCACAACTTCATCGGCCACGAGCGGGACAGCACTTATCCGGCACGATGCAGCAATTGCGGAATTGAGGAGCCAGAGGACTAAATGCAAACTGCCCGCCAATGGCTGATCCAAAAATTCTCTGACGCCATCCCCGGCAGCCAGGAGCTGAGCGTCTCCGACTGGGGCGAGCGCCACGTCAAGCTCGTGGGCTCAGCGAAGTCGCAGACGTTCCGCAAGGAACTCTCGCCCTGGATTGTTGAGCCGCTCGATCGCACCGACGACGGCGTGACGCGGATGGTGACCTTCCGCAAGCCCGTCCAGGCCGGCGGCTCCGTCGTGGGCGAAATCGCTCTGTGTCGCTGGCTGGCTGTCCACAACGTCGGCGACATCCAATATAATTGGGAAGACGACATCAAAGCCGACGAGCGCTGGAAGAAACGAATCGAGAAGATCCTGAAACGATGCCCGCCCGTGGTGAGACGCTGGCCGAACTCGGCGCGCGACAAAACCGGGCTGCTCATCCTGGCGCACTGCAACTTGACCGTGCAGGGCGTGTTCACCGATTCCAACGTCGACAGCGATTCGATCCGGTTTCAGATCAACGAGGAAATCCACAACTGGAAACCAGGCCGGCTCAAGATGGCATTCGGGCGCACCACGCGCTTCTGGAATTCCGTCGCGGTGAACATCAGCAACGCCGGCGTGCTCAACGACCAACTCGACGAGGCCTTCCGCTCGGGCACTCAACAGCACTGGCAGGTCCGCTGTCCCGGCTGCCGCAATTTCCATGTGATGCGTACGCGCTGGGAGAAGGAACACCCCGAGCTCGGCGGGCTGCGCTACGATTCCGACGGCTGCCGGACCGGCGACGATTACGACTACAACAAACTGCTGCCCACCATTCGCTACCAGATGCCCTGCGGCTGCGAGGTGCGCGATATGCCAGTCGAGCGACGCCAACTCTCGCTGTCGGGCTGCTACGGTGAACCAACGAACGCCGGCGCGCTGCTGGCCAATCGCAGCTACACACTCGACGCCGTTGCCATCGATGACATCCCGTGGGTGCAACTCATCCAGGAAAAACACGAGGCGCTGCGGGCGATGAAGTACGGCGACCCAGAGCCGTGGAAGCGATACCTCCAGCAACGCGAGTGCCGCAACTGGGATCCAGAGGACCGACCGATTGTCGGCAAAGTGATCCTGTCCTCGACGATCAAAAAGAATCGCGAAGGCCTGACGGACAGGGCCGCGCGTTTCTTCGCGCTCGACCGCCAGCAGGGCGAACTGTCCAAGGGCCAGTTGCCGCATTGGTGGCTGGTCATCCGAGATTTCAAACAGAACGGCGATTCGCGCCTGGTGTGGGAAGGCAAGCAACTCACTGACGATGACGCCGTCGGCACCATTCGCGAGCACGGCTGCGTGATGCACTTCGGCGTTGCGGACTCTGGTGATGACACCACGCACGTCTACCAGTTCTGCCTGCGCTACGGCATCAACGCGATCAAGGGCGCTGGCGAAGCGTTCTTCCTCCACAACTCCAAACTGGACGGCAAGAACGTCGTGACTCGGAGAATTTTCGCCGTCGAGAAACCGCTGCACTCGATGATTGGTGCGCCGCCCGTTCACCCCTATATCCGCACTGGCAATGGTATCGTGCAGGACCCAAAGGAGCCGATGTTCTGGCATTACAGCAAGGGTGGAATCCGCGATCGCCTGCACTGGCTGCGCAGCAGTGGCGAGGTGAAATGGGAGGTGCCCTCTGATGTCAGCAACGATTACAAGGCGCACATGGAAGCCGAGGAATTGCAATTCGAACCGAGCGGACGCACCAAGGAAATCGTCGGCGTCTGGAAGCAACTCAAGCGGCGAAACGATCTCTTCGTCTGCGAATGCTACAACGCGATGCAGGCCGAGATGGCGGGACTCATCGGAGACCGGACGTTGAGCAAGGAGGCAAAACCATGAAGAAGAGCAAGCCTAAGACAATCCCAAAGAAGACCATCGCCAAAGTCATGAAATGGCTTGCGCAGCCAATCGTGAAGGCGCCGCCAAAGAATCCAGAGGAGAAATCCTTCGCGGCATGACGACATGAACCAAAGGAGCACGACCTGAAACACGAGCTATCCGGGCGTCAGATTGAAGTCATTCGAAGAATCTCCCGCGGACTCACCGATAAGGAGATCGCGGAAGATTTGGGCATTTCGGTCACCACTGTAGCCTATCATGTGCGGTTGGTTTTGGTCCGGCTTAAATCGCGGTCGCGAGCCCAAGCAGCCGTGCGATTCTCTAAACTGCGTCCCGTCTAAACACACGGCTTAGTTTCGGCAGCTATTCGCCGCAGGCGTTTCGCCGTCACGCTGGATCCGTGACGCAAGATCAGCGAGACGCGTTTCTCGACTATCTCGAAGACAATACGACGACCCTCACCGCGGGGGCTACACTCTATGCCACTCTCCTAGACGCCCTCAAAGCCCAGACCGCCGCCTCCGTCGGCGTTTCCCAAATCGGCACCATCATCCGCACCGGTGCCGACGGAGCCTTCACGGAATTCGCGCAAGCCAGCGAATACGATCAGGGTCCGCAGGGCCGCACCACGGAGTGGGCCATCATCCGCCGCACGTACCGCAGTGCCAGTGAGCGGCTCATCAATGCCGGCACCCCGTCGCCGACCGACCCGGAGATCTTCGCGGAGATGCGGTTCCTTCTCACCCCTGTCCGGGAATTCGGCGCGAACTTCCAGTGCGTTGGGCTATGAACAAGTGGCTCAACAATCTTTTCGCCCGCGCCATTCTTCGCGTGCTGGCCAGGTATGAGGGCGCGACCTACAGCCCTGACCGCCCATGGATTCCTGGCGGTTACCAGAGCGTTAAATACGACTCCACGGCTTACTCGCGCTCAGAGATGGCGCGGCGCATGCGTGCTTTTGAGCGCGACGATCCGTTCGTTCAGGCTCTGGCCGGCAAATTCGAAAACTTTGTCGTCGGTGCCAACCCGCAGCTGACACCGTGTTCTTCTGACAAGGAGTGGAACAAGAGGGCCAAGGAGTGGTGGGATGAATGGTGTCAGGTCTGCGATCTCAACAGCCGCCAACATTTCGGCACCATCCTGCAACTTCTGGCGCGGCGGTGGTTCGTGGAGGGGGACTGCTTCATCATTCTGACGCGCGGCGCCGACGCCAAAGGCAGCCGGCCAAGAATTCAAATTGTCGAAGGCCATCTGTGCCGAACCCCGGAAGAGCATCGCGAGGATCCCAACGTTCACGACGGCGTGCGCATGGACTCCCGCGGGCGCCCTGTGCTCTACTATTTCGCCAAGGAAGAGAAGCAGGGCGAATACACTTTCGGCGAACCTTTCGCAGCAGAGGACGTGATACCTGTCTTCGAGCCGGAGCGGCCTGGCGAGGTCCGCGGCATGACGCATTTCCACGGCTGCATCAAGGAACTCGAGGAGCTTCGGCTGCTGAACATCCTGGAGATGCAGGCCGCAGCAAAGAACGCCTCGACCTCTGACTGGATCGAAACCAATGGCGAAGGCGTGACGCCGGACGGCCTGCGTCACGGCCGTTACAACCAAGGGGCGACAACCAACACCGACGCCGCGACCTACGAGTCGAAGGTTGCGCATTACCGCGAGGTGTCCGGAGCAACGACGAAAGTTCTACAAGTCGGCGACAAAATTCACCAGCACACTGGCGAGCGCCCTTCGGTGGTAACTCGCGACTTTTGGGAGCTCAAACAGAAACGCGTCTGCGGCTGCGTGGAGATCCCCTTCTGCCTGGTCTATCCGGATTCGATGCAGGGCACCGTTTATCGCGGTGCCATGTCGATGGCTGCCGCTGCATTCAAGAGCCGTCACCGCATCATCGCCGAGGTGCAGCGCCAGACCTGGGGCTACACCATGGGCTGGGCCCGCTACGTCGAGCCCACGCTGCGGGACGCTCCCGGCGATTGGCGCAAGGTCAGCATCCAGGCGCCGCGCGATCCGAACGTCGACGTGGGCCGAAATAGCGCCGCCATGCTGGCCGAGCTCGCGAGCGGTGCCACCAACTTCGATCTCATCTACGGGCCGCTCGGATTGGATTGGCGGGAGGAGATGCGGAAGCTCGACGAGCAACTGCTCTTCGCCAAAGAGGAATGCAAGGAGCTCTACAAGATGCTTAACGCGGGATCACTGCCGATGACGCCGGCGGCAAACAATCCCCAGCAGGCCAAAGTCATCGAGGCGCGACTGCAGCAGATCGAGCAACGAATGGAGGACGCTCTCGATGCGTAAACGACGTCATACGATTTTCGACACCTGGCGCACGCAGCAGGCGGTGCTCGATGAGGCGCTGCTGAAGCCATTTGGTCAGGAGCTATTCCGCCGAATCCTCGCCATTGCTCCGCCGCAGAAGTGGACCAAGGAACAGCAGGCCAAGTTCGAAGTCCGCATGGAGGACAGTGGGCCGGCTGAAATCTTCATCCACGGCTACATCGGCAATGACTACTGGGACGAGTCCTCGACCAGTGAAACCCAATTCCGAAATGCACTCAAAGGCATCCCAACCGACCGCGAACTCATCGTTTCCATCAATTCCGAAGGCGGATCCGTCAAGGAAGGCCTCGGGATATACGATGCCATCCGCCGCTGGCCCAGCAAGACGACGGCCCGCATCGCTGGCTGTGCTTTCTCGATCGCGTCAATTATTCCACTCGGCGCCGATAGCGTTATCTCTCCGAGGTCCTGCTTTTGGATGATCCACGATCCCTGGAGCGGAACCCACGGCAATGCTGAAGATCACCGCCGCAGCATCGATATGCTCGAGGCCTGCGCGGAAACCATGGCCGCGATTTATTCTGAGGCCACTGGAAAGACTCGCAAGGAGATGCGGGCCGACATGAAGGCCGAGACGTGGGTGACTGGCGAAGACGCGGTCAAATACGGCCTGGCCGACGAGACGAACGACGACGACGTAGACATCGCGGCTGAGCATCTCATTCAAAACTTTCATCCGCCAGAACGACTGGTCGCGATGATGCGCGCTCCCCGCGCGAAATCCAAAACCACTCCGTCGGCACCCGCCGCGGGACACAACATCATGCAAAAAGACAAAATAATCCAACTGCTCGCGAAGCATGGCAAGTCCGTCGCGCCGGATGCTTCCGATGAAACAATCCTGGCCGCACTCGAAGAGATTCGAACCTCCGGCAAAGTCACGACGGAGGAGGCGGAGAATCTGAAAAAGGCACCCGAGCAAGTAATTGTCTCGGCAAACGAATACGACGCCCTTCGCCGGCAGGTGACGCACGAGCGCACCACGCGACTGAAGCAGGAGTTTTCCATGATTGCTGCCGAGCGCCCATTCCTTACAGAGGAGAAATGGCTGCCGCGCATCCTCCAAGACGAAACAGTCCTGAACGAATTGCGCGCCGTTCCGCGGATGGGGGCGAAGCCGCTCGAGGGCCGGCCCGTCATTGAGAACCTGGGCAGCTCGATGATTGAGAGCTACCGAAAACTCAAGGCCGGAAAGCAGCGGATGGAGTTCTCTGCGAAACACTGGCTAAGTCTCCGTGACGCATACAAGAACGCCGATAAGGACGCCTTCATGGCGCTTCCGGCTCACGAGCAGATCAAGCGGCTCTACGAACCGCGTGCGGCCAACACCTACAGCGCCACGCTGGTCACGGATCGGCTGGCCGACGGAGTCATAACGACGCTCGGCAACCGGCTCGCATCACTCCGTAGTTTCTCCAGAAATTTCGGCACCGACCGGCTCAAGCCGAGGGCGACAGTTCAGGTCCGCAAGGTCACCGCCGGATCTACGGTTCAGACCAATCCAACGAACTTTGAGACGGGTGGATCAACCACAGTCCCGATCAGTGTGGCGGTTGATCAATTGTCTGTGTCCTTCAGCGCCACCAATGACGAACTGAACAAAGGTCACCAGGTAAAACAGGTCGCTGACAAAAACGCGCAAAATTTTGCCAACAAGATCAGCGACGCGTGGACGGCGATATTGCTCATCGCGGACTACAACGCGCAGTTCTCGATCGGTGACTCTGCCACGTTCGACGGAAACGACATGCCTGGCATTCTCGCCCTGGCGAAGAACTACGGCATGAAGAACCTGGTGCTCGACGGCAGCTACCGGGCCCAGCTCGCGCCCATCGACCTGTTCAAGTTCCCACTGGGAGCCGAGGGCGCGTTCGGATTCGACCTCATCACCGAGCACAACAAGTGGACCGGCGCCACCGCCAACACGGTTGGCATTGTCTGCGATCCAAACGCCATCGCCGTCTGTTCTGGATTGCCGGAGCAACTCCCTGCGGACGAGTTCCTCGAACTGCAGGAGTTCACCATCGAAGGGATCGATCTCACCGTGCTGCTGTGCCACTGGTTCAGCCGGGCCAGCCGCGAGCACTGGATGTCCTTCGACGTGATGTTCGGCGCCAAGGCCGGCGACACCACCGCGCTGCGCATCCTCTCCTCGTAGTCCGCGAGGTCATCAATCGCCTGAACAAAACAGCGAAATGAAAACCGCAACCACATGGATCCGGACTGAGAAGGGCTGGGAAGGGCTCTACGGTCCGGATGTGCCCGCGAATAAGCAGCGGGACGAGGCCAACCGAATTGGCCACAACTGGCCCGCCGGCGTCCTGGAAATCTTTTTCCAGATGGACGGCGGGAAGCCCCGACGTTGGTCTCGGCAGAAAGCCGAGGCGGTCGCTAAGCGCACCACGCTCGCCCACAAGTTCGCCGAGGAACACGCCAATAAAGCGCAAGAGCAGGAGGCACAACGCCAGCACGGCCAGGAGTCCAAGTCCGAGGAACCCAAGCCCGACGACAAGAAGTCCAAAAAGGACAAAAAGCCGGAGTGATCCCCGATTAATCACGAAAACCAAAATCGAAACAGCAATGAAACATTTCTTGAAATCCATCGCGCTGGCAGTGGCCGTCGTCGCCGCATCGGTCCAGCACTCTCAGGCTCAAACGCTGTCCAGCGCCACAGCGTGGACCGAAGCCGCCAGCGGAACTTCCACCAGCAACTTGACCACTGTCGTCATCGATTGCAGCCAGCAGCGAAACGTGGCTGTGCAGTGGACGTTCAACCTGGGCGGCGCCGGCACCAGCATCAACGGGCTTCGGTTCCTGCCACTGCTGGATAAAAACCTGCCGGCGGAAACCTCCGTCAATCTGAGCGGTGGTTACGTCATGGCGATCGCCGCCAACGGGACGAACGCGGTCACGGTAAAGACGAACTTCGATACGCTCGGTTATCGGTATCTCGCGCTTGCCTATTCGACCAACGGCAACGCGCAGGTTTCGACCAACGCGTTGAGCTGGGTTATTGCCGCCCGAAACGCCACCGCCAAGTAACCATGTCCCCCGCCGCTGCTGCACTGGCCTCCGGTCGCGATACCCTCTTGGGAACGCACGGAGAGACTTTGCAGTTTCGCGTCGGGGAGGCTGGCGAAACGGAAGTCACGGCGATCGTTTACCGGAAAGACCCTGAGCAACTGCCGCGGAAGTCGCCGGACTTTTCATCCAAAGAAGCGTCATGGCTGAGGATGGCCCCAATGGCCGACGAGCCAATAGCAGGGGAAACCTTTATTGATGGCCTCGGCTTCTATCATCGCGTCACGGAGCCAAAGCGCATCTCGGAGGTTTGGTTCCAGTGCAAATGCGAGGTGAGCAAAGCTCCATGAATCTCTCCGCCCAAGCCGAAGTGGAACATCTGCAGGTTGCCCTCAACCGCTACGCAGAGTTCACCCGGAAATCACCAGGGGAGATTATCCCCAAGAAAGGCG